CTGATTCCTTTTTGTTTAGATAACCCAACACTAATATCAATGGCTCTGACACAATATGACCCATCTGTGACATCTGGATTGTGATCTGATTTTGTGGCAGCATGACGACTATCCCCGATCCAGCCATCAGCTGATAAATCCCGATCCGGATACCAGGTATCACACTGATTCCTTAACTGCTCACCAGCTTTACTCAGCCAGGGACTTGGCATCATGCTCCGTGTTTGTGCAATCCCATAGGCATTTGTCGTTGACAACAGCCTCATCATGGCATTTAGGCGGTATAAAACCATCTCTCACCTCATCATAGGTATAACCAATACCGGCATAATTAAATCTAATATTGCCGTTGTAAGATGTTTGCTTCCAATTATCTTGCGTATTGTAAAGATTATTTAAAAAGGTTATGCCACTATTTTCTTCATCACTAGGATTAAGTGCAGCATTAGACACCACTACGCCAGCGATTACTACATTATTTTTATCTAACTTAACAAAGTGTGCCATTAAATTGTTATGCTCCCTGTTCCTGTAAACACATAATATGTGTAACCACCCGACTCAACACGATTTGGCGAACCAGTAGTACTTGTTGCTGTGTAACTACCAATTCTTTTTAGTATTACAATGCCAGAACCGCCAGCGCCACCGGCTGTATCTACAGCACCTGCAAAACCTGCACCTGCGCCACCGCCTGTATTTGTTGAGCCGTTTGCGCCAGTATTACCTATTGTTGCACCTGCGCCTCCACCGCCAGATCCACCTGAGCCTGCAGCAAAACTTAATTGTTGATCTGTACCACCGCCACCACCGCCACCAGCATAAAAATAAGTACCGCTAACATTTTGACCAGTACCAGTTGCAGATCCAAAAGATGAGTAAGTTGATGAACCAACGCCCCCAGCACCAGAACCGCTTGCGGTTGTACCATTTGTTCCTGCTGCACCTGCGCCACCGCCACCGCCACCATGAAAAAGTGTTACACCATTACCGCCAGCATTACCTTGACCGGAAGGAGAAGCTGTGCCGCCAGTTGTGTTAGTAGCACCAGCACCTGCGCCACCGCCTGAACCACCGGTTAAACCATTAGCCCTGTATGATCCACCACCGCCACCTTTTACTAAAGTTAAACTACCAAATTGACTATCTGCACCATTACTACCACTAACACTTGTGCCGCCAGATGCGCCACCATTACCAACTGTTATACTGTAATTATTTCCTAGTGTTAAGGTTTCTGACAAGAATGGTAAAAGACCACCTGCACCGCCACCACCGCCGCCAGCACCGCAAGATCCGCCCCCACCTGCAATAACTAAAATATCAGCAGTAAATACAGCGGGTGCTGTTTTTTCTATTAAGCCTGCAATTAAATTACCAATCATTATGCAATAGACCCAACAATATACCAAGCATCTGTGCCAGTTTTAATACAAGCTGCTGATTTATATTGTGCAAGGGTTGGAGATGCTGCGGTAGCACCAGCTGATAGCACAGTAGTTGTACCACTTGTTGTAGCAGATATTGTGCAAGTACCTGCACCGATATTTAATACTGTAATGCAAGTCCCTATCGGAAATGCTACAGATGCGTTAGTAGGAATCTTAAAAGCATTAGCAGAAGCATTGTTCATTGTTACCAATACTTGATATTGATCTGTTGATACAGCTGTATAAGTTGTACCTGTTTGAGTGTTTGCGGTGAATGTAACTAGCGAATTTACTGTAGCGGCAGTTAAAACATCACCGGTTTGAGCAGGTAGGCCAGACGTCATATTGTTTTCTCCTTAGTAACTTAGTGTATTAGTTCCGAGTATTCCATACAAACTTGACCCGCAAATAAAACTGTCAATTATGGGCTCTAAGGTTGTAAAGGTTGTTTTCCATGAATTTACGGATATTGAGTGTTGAACGCCAAATACCTGCAAAGTCTTAGTTAGGGTAGAAGTCCCAGTTGTAGCTGGTTGAGTAGTTGTAATAGTTACTGGGTCAAAAAAATCAAGATCTAAAGCTGCTATTGTTCCGGCAGTATAATCATTAGTATAAAGATCAAGGGTAATAGCATCGCATCTAACTGTTGTTTCAGCACGACTGGCGACATAGGCTTGCGCGTAATTTAATGCTGTGGCTGTGTCTTGCATTAAAAGATCAACCTGTGTGTAACCATGAGTAAAGTATTTAGCCACGCTTGCATCATTTACCGCAATTTGGGTAGCCAGACCTGTAGCAGTTATAAAGGCTTTATTGTAGATCTGGGCATCATTTAAAAGCCACATAGCATTAAAATATGAAATGCCCGTGCCATTATCGTTAAACACTACAGCTGTACCATTGACAGATTTACTAGCAGTTAATCGATCTTTAAAAACAGCGTTGCCAGATGCATCCATATAAAATGCACCATACTCACTTAATTGAACGTTTTGACATGCATTTAAAACCGTTCGCCCAGTACCCGGATCAGCTTGTAAAGTAGTTTGACCAGCATCTACCGAACGTTGAGAATTCGGCCAAGATACAGAATCCAACAAACGATTAATCCTAGTACCAGATAATTGACCTGCACCTGAATCTGCAACTGTTGTTATTTGTGCATTAGATAAAAGTCTTAGTCCATCAATTGCAGTAATGGTTGTATAAACTACTTCTCCAACATTCTTAGGAGTAACTGTATTGTAACCAAGAATATAACCGGCAAATAAAGGATATGTAGTAGATCCATAAGTTGCAGTAATAGATATTTTACGCATTGGATTAAGCAAACCATAATAAGGAGATTGTGTGTTCTGGCTGTTAAAGTCGCCGTTGGTATCAACAATTCTTAAACTAAGTGTGCCAGGATTAAATTGATCTGCTAAAGCATTACGACCTCTAGTTATTTGTATTTGATCTACTTGATCTGATACATCAACAATTACACCAGCCGAATCTGCCAATACGTTTGTACCTAATACACCTGATCCAATTATAAAAGCCTGAGCAAAACTAGGCCCAGTGCTAAAGTTAATTACTACATTTATTATTGGTACGGCCATTAAAAATTACCACCAGCATAATTCTGTACGTTACCATTTTTCTGATTTAACAAGAATGAGTTATAAACTAACTGGCCAAACTCTCCAGCATTAGGTGCTAACTCTAAAGTTATATTATAGTTTGAACCTTGTGGATCAGCTGGTTGATTAAATAAACTGTTATCTGCATTAGTTCTAACACCAGTTGGCAAAATAGTATCACCACCACCACCACTGTTATAACCACCGCCCTGTCCAGGTGACATATTTACTGGATTATAAAGTGCTAATCTAGCAAAGGCTGCGGCAGCACCATCTACTAATAATGTACCTGCTTTGTTAGCATCATCTGCTAATTTTTTAACGGCTTCGCTGGCGTTCATTTCAGCTAAATACTTTTTAGCCAAAGCTTCATTATTATCCAATATGGCTAATTGAGCCTTTATACGTAATTTCGTTTCATCATCTGTGGCAGCATTAAGAGCTGCGGTTAAGCCAATGCGTTCTACATCAAACTTATCTTTAAGAGCATCTACAGCTGTTTTCTTATTTAAAGCCGCTAATTCTAATGCCCTAGCAGCATTTGTTTTCTTTATTATGGCTGCTTCTTTGGCTTTAGCAATTTCAACGCCAGCACCAGCACCTAGAGAATAACTAAAGTTTACTGTTTGTTTTTTAACACCAACTATTTTAGCGACAAATCCAAATACCGCTTTATCTAATGATGCTAACTTTGTGGCAAGACCGCTTAATAAATCATCAAACCCGCTTAAAGAATCATCTTTGCTAAATGCACTTAAAGAATCTAATAGATCTTTACCTATAATTTCGCTAGCATTTTGAGTGGCTACTTTTAATTGATCCATTTTACCAGCATAAGTTCCAAGTCTTGCTAATGCTTGCCCAGAAAACTTTGTGCTTAACTCATCTAATATTTTATTCATATCACCACTGGCAAGGGTGGTTTTATCTATACCTGCACCTAATCTACCAAGCGCAGTAGTTTGACCTGAGAATCCTTTTGCCATAGCAGCGCTAACTTCTTCAACACTTTTACCTGTAGCCGCTGAAACATCTAATGCTACTGCTAATGCTTTTTGGCTTTTAGTTATAGATCCACTAGCTGTAAGTAAAGTCTGAAACGCTGGTCTTAATTGATCATCAAGAACGCCATACATTTTCTGTAGATTTGCTATGTATAACTCAACATCGGGTGCTGAAAATGCGTAACCAGTGTTTTTTAATTGTGTCTCTAAAGACTTAGCAGCTGCCTCATCTTTAACAAATGCATCAATTGCTTTTTTACTAAAATTCACTATAGCGGCAGCGCCAAGACTTATGCCTAAAGTTCTACCTAAATGTTTAACACTTTTTTCAAATGATTTGATTTGTTTTTGCCCTTTAGTAAGAGCCTTACCATTAAACGTAGCAATAGCGGAGACGACTACATTGGCCATTATGCTACCTTCTTTTTAACTTGTGTAGATTTATTAAACTTAGTTGCAGTAGCATTGATTGCATCTAAAATAACTTTGTAAACTTTATCACTATCTTGCGCCCACGCTCTATAGATTAAACGGCCTTTAGTTTTACGGCTACTTCCACCAGGCATACCTTTGATTCTTTTTTGGCTAGTTAATGAACCCATAGCAGTTACAAATTGATACCCAGCAAAAGGATTGTTTGAATCATAAGAATCAGTAGATCTTGCTTTACTTCTACCCCTAGAATCTTTTAATACCATTGTGCCACCACCTTGATGAATAGATGTAAATGGCGCTCGACCTTGTGGGTTTAATCTACCAGCTGTTTCATATATTCTACCGGCAGCACTAACGTTATAAACATAATTACTAATTTTAAATCCATTTTTAAATACTGCATTTTCTCTATCACTGTAATCTATTAAACTTCTAATATGAGCAGGATCGTATTTAGGAAAAGGTTTATATCCATAATCAGGTGAGATTGGTTTAGACCATCCTGATAATACCTGGGAAGGTACAAAACCTCTAGCTTTGTCTCTTACAGCCAGCATTGCAGGTTTAATAGCAACTCTTATTTTATGATGCATATCTTCATTTATAAAACTAAGGCCACGCAAAACATCTTCAATGCCGACTATTTCTACCGGCTTTCTTTGCATTTTTTATCTCCCTAGCTCTATCAGATAAGACCTGCAAGATTGCTTTTAACATCTCGCTGTCCATCTGTATAAACTCTTTAGGCGCGATCCCCGTCTCTACAGATAGGCTTGCAATCGTGTATAAAAATGAGTCACGCCCTATTAGTTTTTTTCGTCATCCAATACTTCAACAGTATCCAAAGTATCTATAAACTCTGCATTAAAAGCAGGTACTACAACATTAGCTCTACGTAAGCATTCCCAAGCAAGCCAATAAATATGGGTCTGTTGTTCATGCTCACGTAGCATTTTACTAATGCCATTTTTCCACATAATTTCAAAAGCATATTCGACACCCGGCGTAATTCTATGTTCAGTAACTTCGCCGTTAGCCCTTGTTATCTTTAGCTTTGCCATTATTACTCCTTATGCTACAGCAACAGTAATTACACTGTTACAAGTAAACGTCAAACTCTGAGTTGATATATCACCAACAGCGCCATTAATCTGATTAAGATTATTGACTAATACTGTAGTGGAATATGAAGGGTTTGTCGC